AACGAAAGTTTCCACGGGTATTGCACAGCAGTTTACAGTGCTGGCTGATTTTGATGGTGCGGGGACTATTTCCATTAGTCCGGCAATTATCGCATCAGGTCCATACCAAAACTGTGATGCGGGTGCAGCAAACAATGCAAAACTAACCTTTAATGGTGCGGCTTCTACTGCAAACAAGCAGTCGTTGTTATTCCAGAAAGGATTTGCGTGTTTTGCCAGTGCTGATCTGGTTATGCCTTCAGGTAGTGACTTTGCTTCACGGCAAGTTTATGACGGTATTAGTATGCGAATTGTAAGAGATTACGACATTGTTAAGGACCGTTTTTTAACTCGTCTTGATGTCTTATATGGCTATAAGGTTTTACGACCTCAGTTAGCTTGTCGTGTACTTCACACATAGTAGTAATTAAGGGGCTTCGGCCCCTTTTCTTTTAAGGAATTAACATGAAAAAATTACTTATATTCGCTTTATTAACCATTACGGGTGCTGTTAGCGCAGCCACGTTAGAAGACGATATGGAGCTTTTAGGCGTAAGCGTATGGCATAAGAAAAACATTTCTAAAAGCGAGATGATTTCCATGATGCGTGACTATGAAGTGGTTACAGCAACCAATGCGATTGCCTACAGTGAATGCGGAAAAACATTCTTTCTTAATTCAGCGACCGAGTTTGCCAGCACATTACCACTGCCACAGGCGGGGTGTTATTTTAAGTTTATTGTTGCAGCAGCACCAGCAGCAGCCAGTTATACCGTTGTGACCAATGGCTCAGGTAATATTCTGATTGGCGGCATTAATGAAAGCGAAGTAGATACCAGTGATGATGGCCCGTATGACAACAACGGGGACACGATCACGTTTGCAGACGGTGTAGCAGTTGTGGGTGATTATGTAGAAATGATCTCGGATGGCTCAAGCTGGTTTGTTAATGGACAGGCAAATGCAGACGGTGGCATAACTGTGACAGGATCATAATGGATTACAACCAAATCGTCTGGTTAGCGAGTTACCCAAAAAGTGGTAATACTTGGGTACGATGCTTTTTAGAGGCGTATGTATTAGGTGAGGTGGATATTAATGATTTAGTGATATCTATCCCTGATGATTTAGCCGCCAGGCATTTGGTTGGTGACGGCTCCAATCCTGTTGAATATCCCGTTGATATACAGGCATTAACACGCCCTACAGCGTTATTGAGACTGGTCAGGCAGTATGAGGCCAATAAGATCCACGGTGTGCCGTTATTTGTTAAAACGCACAACGCTCACATGCTCGCCAATGGCGTTGAAGCACTTCCGAGTAGTTTAACAAAGGCCACGGTCTATTTAATTCGTGATCCCAGGGATGTCGTAGTTTCTTTCTCAAAACACATGGGCGCTGATTTAGATCAAGGCATTGACTGGTTTTTAGACAAATACCGTGTGTTAGAAGATAAACGCGGCTCCAAGATGACGGACTTTATCAGTTCTTGGCCTAGAAATGCAGCCAGTTATTGCAATGCTGATTCTCATAACGTCATGGTAGTCAGGTTTGAAGATCTAAAAAATGATCCGGTTAAATGGTTTACTCACATTCTTGAGCATTCAGGCATTGAGCCTGATCCAGAAAGAGTGAAGAAAGCGATAAAAACGGTTGACATTAGTCGATTACGCAAACAAGAGAAAGCCAACGGTTTTAGAGAGTCCAGCCCTAATGCGAAAGATAAATTCTTTGGCAAGGGTAAGACTGGTGGTTGGAAAGATGTTTTAACTAAAGGTCAAGCACGAAGGATTGAAAAGGGCTGCAAATCAATGATGAACCGATATTACAAGGCGAAATAATGGCAACTGTACAGGAATTAATCAACAGAACGTTACGTTTGATCACATATTTGCCTGCGGGTGAAAGTGCAACACACAATGATTCTGATGACACACTGGATGCGTTAAACGATCTATTGGCTCAGTGGATGGACGATGGCATTCCTATTGATCCAGGTACATTGGATGTAATGGATACCTTCTCGGTGGACGGTGGTGATTTAAGAGCAGTCAGATACAACCTCGCAGTTGATATCTGGCCCGAGTTTTTCCCGAATCAACCGATTAACCCTGTGCTATCAAGCAGGGCAATGGAATTAAGGCGCTCGATATTTGCTAAATATTCAACGATTGAAACTGCCGATTTCGACCGGGCGTTAAAACAACGTTACAACACTTCCTACAATATAGTTAACGACTCATGATCCCGATCCCATTAGGTAACAGGCATTATAAAAACCGGTCCCTGCCAGCATCATCACAAAACTGCATTAACTTTTACCCTGAAATATTGTCCGGTGACAGTAAGAATAAAATTATATTACACGGCACACCAGGGTTAAAACCACTGGTAACACTGCCTAGTGGTCCAGTGCATGGTTTGCACGTTATGAATGGCGTTATGTACGCTGTTTCTGGCGGCAATCTCTACAGCATTAACTCAGCCGGTGTTGAGACATTAATAGGCAGTGTAAGCGGCAGTCAGCGCGTATCAATGGCAGACAACGGCACACAATTATGTATTGTCAACTCGTCTGAGGGATACACGTATTCTGCTGCTGATGGACTGGCGCAAATAACAGACATTGATTACCTTCCAGCCTCCACCGTAGAGCAGGTTGATGGTTATTTTCTGTTTCCTAAAGACGGGACAGGTGATTGGTTTATATCAGGGCTACTCGATGGGACAGCCTATGATTCATTAGAGTACGGGACCACATACGGCAATCCTGACGATGTATTGACCGTATTACCGGATCACGCTGATGTGTTTGTATTTGGTAAAAAGTCCATTGAGATCAAATATCATTCCGGTGCAACAGACTTCCCGTTTTCAAGTAAAGGCAAGATAGAAAGGGGTTGCGCGGCTAAGTACTCAACAGCCAAAATGGATAATACCATTTACTGGTTGGGTGATGATTTGGCGGTTTATAAAATGGCTGGTTACACGCCGACACAAATTAGTGATCCGGCCCTTGAATACGCCATACAACAATATAGTGTTGTTTCAGATGCGTTTGCGTATACCTATTCAGAAGAAGGCCATAAATTTTATGTACTGACCTTCCCGACAGGGAATGCAACATGGGTTTATGATGCCTCCACGGGAGCCTGGCATAAGCGAGCGTATAGAAACCCGTTATCAGGTGAGGAGGGTCGACACAAGGGCAATTGTTACTGTTATTGCTACGGTAAGCATTTTGTCGGTGATTTTGAAAACGGCAAGATTTACCAGTTAGATTTAGACACGTACACCGATGCTGGCGATCCACTGGTGACCACATCTGTTTTTCCACCAATTCACAAAGGCGGTGAGCAGTTTACGATTTCAGAATTGTTTTTAGAGTTTGAATCAGGTATTGGGCTGACTTCAGGACAGGGAAGTGATCCACAGGTGATGTTAGAGGAAAGCAGGGATGGTGGTAGAACCTGGGGAAGTCAGCTTTTTTCATCAATTGGCAAAAAGGGCGATTACAGTCAACAGACCCGTTTTTATCGAAGGGGATCGGCACAGGAATATATTGCAAGAGTTTCGCTTTCTGATCCCATTAAACGTACGTTAATTAGCGCGTTTATCCGATGAAAATTAGCCCAGCAACCCTAATGGCAGTTGGGATTGATAAATTTACTGCACAATATTTGGCTAATGCCGTTGATGCCACACAAAGCAGCGTGACACTCTCAGCCAATGAAGTTGAAGCGCTTATTTTTCAACTGGATAACCGGACAGACGTTATTGAGAAGTTACGACTCAGATGCGATGCACTGGAATTACGATTGATGGCACAACCGGACTATTCACAACGACTCACTAAATTAGAAAACAAAATCAAAGCACTTGAGGAACTAACATGGCTGTAACACTAAAGAGTTTATTTGATCCCAATCAAGTAGATAACGCTGCTGAAGAAGTTATTTTAACAGTGGACTCTACCCCGACAAACGTTATTTTAGTCAACGCAAAGGCGCGGTTCACCAATACCACAGCAGGGGCGGTTACTATTGATGCCTGGGCGTATCCGTCAGGTGATGCAGCAGCAGACGATACAGCCATACTAAAAGGTTATTCCATCCCTGCTAACGACTATATTGATATTGATATACCTGTACTTGCAGCCAGTGGCGTGTTTTCAGCACAAGCTGGTGCAGCAACTTCTATAACCTGCCACTGTTTAGGCGGCACACTAATCTCATAGGTGATTTATGACAGCGGTACAATATTTAACTCAATCTGAAATGATTGAAGAAACCGGCCTTGATACCTTGGGCTATTCGCAACCTGACAACGATAGAATTTTACTCAGAAAAGGTATGCCGAACAAACTGGCTAAAATCGTCAAGGCGCACGAATTTGAACATATACAAAATGGTGAAGAAGGGCCGTTTTGGGAGCATTTAATAGGCCCAGGATTATCACTCTTAGGCAATATTTTTGGTAGTAAAAAACAAAAAAAGGCAACCAACGCCCAACTGGCAGCAGTAAGAGAGGCCAATGAGCTACAGCGGTATATGTATGACACCACACGGGAAGATTACGCACCATACCGTGAGCATGGTTATGACAGTCTGGGCAGGTTAAGCGCATTAAACAACGGTGATTTTTCAGGCTTTCACGAATCCCCTGATTATCAATTTGCCTTACAAGAAGGTGAGAAAGGTACAAACCGACTCGC